TTACAGTATTACTAGTTGCACTTGAATCTATACCAGTACCACCAGCAATTGTCATTGTTTCTGAATCTAAATCTATTGCGATTGTTCCTGAATCTGTAGTTACATCTAAATCTTCTGCTGTAACTTTAGCGTCAACATATGCTTTAATGGATTGTTGTGTTGCAAGTTGCGTAGCAGAGTCACTTGCCATATTATCTTCATCTAATATAGCACTACCTGAAACTCCTGTATTGATTACAGGACTAGTTAATGTTTTATTAGTTAAAGTTTGACTTGCAGTTAATAATGTGATTGCAGCTGTATTAGATAAATCAGTTGAAGCAATCGTTATGTTTCCAGTACCATCAAATGATTGACCAGCGATTGTTCTAGCAGTTGCTAATGCAGTAGCAGTAGCTGCGTTACCTGAAGTGTCCTGATTACCAGATGAGTTAACACCAGGTAAGTCAATATTTGCACTACCATCAAATGATACTCCACCAATATTTCTTGCACTTGCTAATGTTGTTGCCGTAGAAGCGTTACCTGTTAAAGCACCTTCAACGTTTGCAACTAAAGTACCTGTAGTAATTGTTAAGTTACCAGTACTTGCACCAGTAAATGTACCAGTACCAACTATAAATTTATCAGCAGACTCGTCCCAACCTATAAATGCGTTTGCACTATCGCCTCTCTCCATAACAATACCCATATCATTGCCAGGAGTACCTGAAGTACCTGTTCCTAATTCTATTAATCTATCTTCAATTGTTGAGTTAGTTGTTGCGAGTGTTGTAGTAGTACCATTAACTGTTAAGTTTCCTGTAATTACAGCATTACCACCAACAGTAACATTACTATTAAATGAAGCTGCACCAGCTTCTGACATATCTATAGTTAAGGCAGTAATTCCTGATCCACCATCATCACCTTTGATTATGAAATCTTTATCTTGTACACCAGTTGTAATTACAAAATCACTTGATGTATTTGATAGAGTAGCAATTGTTGTACCACCATCTTTAAAGAATACATCACCACCGTCAGCGTCTAATACGATATCAGTTGTTGCGTCTAGTGTAATTGTTGATCCAGAATCTATTTCAGCGATTATAGGAGTTGTTAACGTTTTATTAGTTAACGTTTGTGAACCTGTTAGTGTTGCAACAGTTGAATCTATTGCATATGAAATCTGATTATCAGAAACAGTTGAATCTAATCCTGTTCCACCAGCGAATGTAAGTGTATCTGTTCCTACTACAACGCCATCATTTGAACCACTATCAGCACCAATAGTTAATGTTGTTGATATAGCATCCACATATGCTTTGATTGATTGTTGAGTTGCAAGTTGCGTAGCACTATTTGAAGCCATATTGTCTTCATCTAGTACAGCAGTTCCTGATACAGCAGTATTTAAAACAGCACTTGTAAGAGTTGGTGCAGTTAAAGTTTTATTCGTTAATGTTTGAGTCCCAGTTAAAGTTGTTACCGTACTATCAATAGCAAGTGTAACTGTTGTTCCTGTTGCACTTGAGTCGATACCAGTTCCACCAGCAACTGTTAATGATTCTGAATCTAAATCAATATCAATTGTTCCAGAGTCGGAAGTTAAATCTAAATCCTGAGCAGTAACTTGACTATCTACGTATGCCTTAACTGATTGTTGCGATGGTACGTGAGTAGCACTATCAGACGCCATGTTGTCTTCATCTTTAAGAGCATTTGTAATTCTAGCGTCTGCTCTTGCATTTGTAAAGTAAAGGTTCGTAGAACCTTCTGTTATCTCATCTGAATTGTCTTTTGTTGCTACTTGAGCATCCACATAAGCTTTAATACTTTGTTGTGTTGCTAATTGAGTAGCAGAGTTAGTCGCCATATTATCTTCATCTAATACAGCAGTACCTGAAACGCCAGTATTTAATACAGCACTTGTTAATGTTTTATTTGTTAGTGTTTCACTTCCTGTTAAAGAAACAAAACTATCTCCTTGTAAAGCAGTATTAAATTCTGCTAATGAACCAGTTACAGTATTGTTTCCTAAATCTATAGTTTTATTAGTTAAAGAAGCTGCTGTAGCAACTAGTACAACTGTACCTGTTGCGTCTGGTAAAGTAATTGTTCTATCTGTAGTTGGATCTGCAACTGTTAAAGTTGTTTCTGCTGTGTCAGCAGTTGCACCTTCAAATACTATACTTGAATCTGTTATTTGTAGACCAGAAATATTTGGACTTGTTAATGTCTTATTTGTTAATGTCTTTGTTGTGCCTGAAAATAATGTATCTAATTGAGATAGTAATACTCTACCTTCAGTACCACCATCAGATAATAATATCTTATCACCTACTGCTAATGTAGCACTTTCTAAATCTGTTGCGTTGTCAATATTTACAATTGCCTCAACAGCACCAAACTCAATAGCATTACCAGCACCGTTTACTTTTAATACCTGTCCAGCAGAACCAATTGATAAAGCTGCACCTAAACCACCATGTGATAGAGGTACAAATTCACCTGATTGATATTCGGCAAGACCTGTTACATTACTTCCCGAGAGGGTGGCTCTTACTGGTGTTTTAGAACTCATTTATTATATCCCGTCCAAACTAGGCATATGGCCTGGTCTTATTGTTGTTACTGCTGTACCTGCAGCTATTGTAAATGGAAGATAGTATGATTGTGAAACTGTATGATCTAAAAATCCATTTATTGTTGTCATATCTTTATTGTTTACAAGAGCGATTGTTGTTGCTGTACCGTCAGTTTTAGTGAATGGAACTCTTTTACCAATATCGTAATCGTATTCATTGACCCAAGCAGAGCCATTGTAATATAAATGTTGTGTTGGTTGAGCACTTGAAATAGTTACGTCTGATAAAGCTGTTAAAGTAGATGAACTAGCGCCACCTATTTCTTTAATAGTCCCACTATCATTAATATAAAATTTTTGAGCAGAGGTATCAATTGCTACCTCACGTGCTACTATATCACTTGTGGTAGGTGTACCTGTTCCTGTTTTTAATTTAATAACCGTCGCCATTTAATCTCTCTTTAAATTAACGATTAGTAAGTTCCACCGTCTAAATCACCGTATGTAATATTACTACCGTTTGATTGTAAAATTTTACCACTTGCACCTAATGCCAATTTGCCAAGAGTGTTTGATCCACTTGCATATAGCATATCACCAGTAGTGTATGTTGTTTGTCCAGTACCACCATAGATATTTGCGATTGCAGTACCATTCCATACTCCAGTTGCAATTGTTCCTAATGTAGTAATTGACGCTTGTCCAGGATAAGTTGTTTTAATCTGTACAGCGTCGGATGATATCTCTAATGTACTATCATCTACAGCAACGTCTAACTGATTACCAGTTTTTGTTAATGCGTTTCCAGCACTAATTTGACCAGCACCAGAGAATTGTGCTACTGTAATATTAGTTGTACCTAATGTTGGAGTACCATCGTGTGTGAATACATAACCATTGTCAGCATTAGCAGTACCTTTTTCTACGAATACGAAAGCGCCGCCTGTTATTTCAGAAGCTGCGTCTGCGTCAGGTGTTCTTGTTAACACATAAGCGGCAGAACCAGTACCTAATGTAGATACTTTATAGATACCATTTTCAGTAGAATCCGTTTGGTCTTTTAATAATATTCTATCGTTTAATGCAGTAGCAACACCGTCAACTGTTAATGCACCATTTGAGCCTGCAGTTATTGTACCAGCACCATTGTTGTATGTACCAGCAATGTTCGCTGTTGAAGCAAGATTAACTGAATCTTTTACATCTAAACCATTTGCAACACTATCAACATAAGCTTTTGTAGCTGCGTCTTGGTCTGAACTTGGATCAGTTACGTTTGTAATTTTACTATTGTTAACATCAACAGTACCAGAACCTTTCGGATCAAGTATTAAGTCAACGTTTGTATCATCACCTTGTGAACCTATTTTAACACCATTACCTGTAGCAGAGTTTGTAATCTCTATTGCGTTAACGGCACTTGCTGTTTGTTGGAATATAATTTGTTCATTACCATTACCATCAGCAATATAACCTTCGTCAGCAATTTTAGGAGTTGTTAATGTAGGTGCGGTTAATGTTTTATTAGTTAATGTCTGTGAACCAGTTAATGTAACAACTGTATTATCAATCGCAACTGTTAATGTATTACCAGAACCAGAAGTATCAATACCAGTACCACCAGCGATATCTAATGTTTCACTATCTAAATCAATTGATAGAGCGCCACCAGAGTCACCTTGGAAATCTAAATCTTGTGCTGTTACCTGTGAGTCAACATATGCTTTGATTGATTGTTGAGTTGCAAGTGAAGTTGCACTATCACTTGCCATATTGTCTTCATCAGCAATAGCAGTAATACCATCAAGTAAATTTAATTCAGTTGCTGTTGCAGTTAAGGCAACGTCTTCATTAATTTTAGGTGATGTTAATGTTTTGTTTGTAAGTGTTTGTGTACCAGCTAATGTAGCAACCGTACTATCAATAGCAAAAGTTATTTCGTTATCAGCAACGGTTGTGTCAATACCAGTACCACCAGTAAACGTTAAAGTTTGACCTGTAGTAAATGTATCGTTTGAACCACTATCAGCAGCAAGTGTAAAGTTACTTGACGCTGGGGCAGCAAATGAAAGATTACCAGAACCGTCTGTAGTTAATAAGTGGCCACTTGAACCGTCTGCACTAGGTAAAGTAAATGTAACTGAACTTGCAACACTATTGGGAGATTTAAGTGCTATGAAGTGTGCACCGTTATTGGTACCTTCGTTAAATTTAATAGTACCACCAGTTGTGGCATTATTACCTATTAATAATTCGTCTATTCTCTTACTAGAATCTACAATTACAGCAGATGAAGCTGTTAATGTACCATGTGCGTGATCTAATAATAATTTGTAATATTGACCACCAATTTCTATTGCGGCGTTTGATGTTGATGTATGATCTCCAATGAATAATCGTAAACCATTACCACCAGCGCCTGTACTGGCTGATGATGTATCGTAAACGTAAGCAAGTTCCCCTTGCTCTAAACCTGAAGGTGCCGAAGAACCTGTGGTTCGTTTAATCTTTATAATTGTTGCCATTTAATTCTCCCTATTAAAATGTGCCACCGTTTAATATTAAATTACCACTTTCAGTTTTTATTTCAGTTCTCGTTACAAATTTTTTACTAGTATCATCATATTGAATCATTGCACCATCGTCTAGCGTTGACGCATTTACGTCAGTTAATCCAGTAAGTTTATTAACGTTACTTTGTAATTGACTGACCGATGGTGAAGTTACAGAAACGTTTTTCGGTCCTGTAGTATTATTATTAATTGTAGCAGTTGTATTAGTACCTGTACTATACGTTGCAGTAATATTTGACATTCTTACCTTATTAAAATCTTGTTGTTATAACAATATTTATAATAATTAAGGCTTTCCTATCAATTACAATTATGTATTATCTACTACTTTTTTTCTTTTTCAGCGTCTGTTTTAGGTTCTGGTTTTTTAATTTCAATACCTAATTCGTTTGCGATAGCGTTATCATAGTGAGCTTGTAGAATTGCAATCTTTTCTAACTCTAAAGAAAGTTTGATTTTAGTTGCTTGCAAATCTTGTCTTACTATAATAGAATTGTAAGTTTTAGTTGACAATTCACTTTTCTTATAGTCTTTACCGTCTATAGTAAAAGTTGGTTCTGTCGCAGGTGCTGTTGTTGAGTTGATATTTTCACTACTCATGTTATATTTCTCCTTATTTATTATACGTTAGGTCTAATCGTCATTAGACCTTCAATTATTCTTGTTACCGTACCTGAAGAATCTGTTATGTCTAAATCATAAACGTATCTTGCAGGCGCTTCTAAAGCAGCCGTTTGTGTTGCAGTTAGTGACATAGTTACATTACCTGTTGTTCTATCACTATCAAACACAATAGTTAAATCTGTTCTTGTTCTTGTGGAACTATAACCCAAAGCCATCTTTGCAGAAGCCGTATAACCCGTCAAATCTAACGGATCTCCGCTATTATCCTTTACGGTTACGGTTGAACTGAAAGTTGTTCCTTGGTCTATATTGTAGTTAGCTGTTGCTGCCATAGTATTATTTATACGTATAAATAATAGTATTATTCTAAAGAAGGTAAAAAAATGACTATTGACACACAATGGAGATACAGAAATACTGCTGTTCCTACACAGACTTTTGAAAATCCAGAAGACTTTTTTGATAATC